TTCTGTAGTTTTTGGTTCAACCTTTGGAGCTTCTGTTTTAGGCGTTTCTATTTTTGGAGCTTCAGATTTTTTATTTGTAGGAGTTGCATAAAAACTCCATTGATTTCTTCCTGAAAGATATTGATTTGGGTCTATTTCCATTCCCATAGCAAAAGTAAAGCCATTTTTCTTGGCAGTTTCTAAAATAACTTGTTGCTCTAATTTTGTAAATGTTGAGTTATATTTTTTACCAAATACTTGTAAAGATTCTCCACCAGGAGAAATTCTAACTCTTGCAGGTACATTTTTAGATTTTAATTCGTTTCTTACATCAGAAACTTTATCTTTTAAACTTTTTGGAGCTTCTGTTTTAGGTGATTCTGTTTTAGAAATTTCAGTTTTAACTGGTTCAGTAACGCCTGTTTCTTGTTTACCGCCCTCTTGCTTGCCACCTTCTTGTTTACCGCCTACTTCTTTACTTTTAGATTTAACATTGTTCAACGTTTTGCCGTTTAATTTACCACCAGCACCGCCAACAACTTGACCTTCGCCATTAATTAAAACGTGACTTCCTGGTCCACCTTCTTTTTCACCTTTTTTTTTACCGTTTAAAGTAATCCAATGCTCTGCATCCATAGCATCTTGTTGGCTTAAATAGTCTTTTTCGGCTAATTCTTCACTTTCAGGTGATTCTTCTTCCATGATGCCAATTTCATTGTAGCCACTGGTCTTGTCAGTCGCTACACGTTGACGTTCTTCTTCGCTTGAGATTGCGCCTACTTCAATCAATGCTGCACCAACTTGTGCTTTAGCAAGGTTAGTTTGAGCCAATTCTTGAGCTGTTGGAGTATCAAGTGGAAGCCAATTCAATGTTGTTTCAACATCCATCTTCTTCTTGAGCTGTGGCTCTACAAATGACTTGATGACTAATTGGTGATGACGCTCTGCCAATGGAGTAAGGTCATGCGTTTGGATTGATTCTAGCAACTCATGGTATGACGCTTCTTCGTATTCGCCTGTAGAGTTAAAGCCTTTTGGTGTTGTACCAATTAATTTAGTAGCAGGTACGCCAGCGATGGCAGCAACCAATTGGTACTGAGTCATAATTAATTGGTCAAAGTCAGCAAGAGAAGTATCAAATTGTTGGAACTCGTCACCTTCTTTATCGCCTAGCTTGATACCGTAATTGTCACGCATTTGCGCCCAATAGTTCAAACGACCAATAGCTTGCTCTGTGTTTGACATTGCAGCTTCCATGTCAGTCAACCAAACAGTTGTACGTTTAGACATGGCTAATTGTGGAGCTTCGTTAGCTACACGTTCGGCAGCATAAACACGTTCCATGATTTGTTGAGTAAGTGGAACACCACCATAAATGTATTGAGGCTTTAATACGTCCACAGGTTCCGCATGACGGAATATGATTAAGTGTGAACGATGAACTTTCTTACCGTTGATTATCCACCAAGTAGGCTCGTAGAAATGTAGAGTATCAGGCTGACTAGCAGCAGCTCCATCCAACATAGGGGCGCACCAATACGGGTCAACTTGCACAATCCCCTTATAACTATTAGCAGTGACACCATCAATATTAAAAGGCTTTTCATAGTATTCAGGGTCTGTTGATTGAACTTTGAACATTGCAACACGAACGCCAAAGATACGACCTTTGCGGATGAACTCTCTCATGTTCCATGTGAGTCGCATTGAACGGTCATAAGCCTTGATAATCTTTACAGCTTCTTCGTCTAATTCGTCACCGTCAATAGATACTACGTTGTAGCCTTTACGGATTGCATCATCACCAGGCATTGCACACGCTTTGTTTACAAGCCAATTTTGAGCCAAGATACCGCAAAGCTGTGCGCCAATGAACCCTTGAGATGAATACCAATAGATTACAGCATCAGATACAGAGTTATTGCCAGCCGTATACATTTTGAATGATGGAACGCCATTAGAGCTATCATCCATTGCCATGCCAGTAACTGACGGGTCGAATATTGGTTGCTGTGATTTTAATTCAGAGAATTTGTCGGCTACATAATTTTGAATATTGTTAGATGATTCAATATCACCAGCATGAGTGCCGAATAGACTTTTACGAGCGATAGCCTTAGGCGCATCTTCCGCCTTCTTGACTTCTTCTTTCTCGCCTCTAAACCAATCTAAAATTGACATTAATAATCCTCTATCCAAAGAAACTTCGTCTTGGTACCATTACTTCGCTAAATGCTCTCGACAACGCATCAATTTGGTCATCGTTAGAACCGTTAGGAAACATTCTCATTTCATTAATAAGTGAAGCGTTCCATTCGCCTCTTAGCATCATAACGTTACCAATGTTTACTTGAGAACCCAAAGGTTCTGCTCTAGTAATCTTATCACCGCTTTCGGGTGAGCTTTTTACATTATATCCAGCTAACTCTCTAGTCAGGTATATAACTTGTGTTTTACCAGCTTGACCAGGGTCTTGTGGTATTGAAATCTTTACGCTGCGTCCGTCTAATGAAGCAGTGTTTTTAATAGCAGCATCTCGTTTATCAGGACCATCACGCAGCCGAACCATGTCAGCAATGATGAAACGACCATCAGGCAATCTGCCTATCTTACCGCCAGCAGTCCAGTCCCCATCAACTGTTGAAGCCAAGTCCCAGCCTCTACACCATTTAATTTCGCCAGCAGGTAAATCATCAATGACAGCAATTTGGTCAGGCTTGAATATACCGCCTTCTGCTGGTGCTGGTCTTTGCATATACTGACCTGCAAAGTTATAAGGGCTGGCTTGTTCCATGCGCCTTAATTCTTCTATTGGGTGTTTAGTTTCCCATAAAGCTGTTCCATCTTCCTGAATGACAGGTAGACAGATATGTTCCCATTTTTCACTGTTGCCACCGTTAAGCAGCCATCCTGATAAGTCATCTTCATGCAGCCTTTGCATGATAAGGATAATTGGTGTTTCGGGACTGTTCTTCCGACTCTCTAACGTATTCTGAAACCACTCAATGACATTCTGACGCATAACGTCTGAACGAGCTTCGTCAGCTTTGTGAGGGTCATCAATAATAATGGCACCGCCAAAACCAGTCCTATGCTTACCAGCACCGTAACCAGTAATTGCACCACCTGCACCAACAGCATAAACAATGCCACCGTCTTTTGTACGCCACTCGTCCCTTGCTTTGCTATCATCTTTTAATCCAAAGTTAGGAAAAGATTCCAAGAAGGCTGGATGCTGCACAAGCTCTCTAGTCTGCCAAGCATTGTTGGCTGCTAGTCTTGCGCTGTATGAAGTGTGAATGAACTCAGCATCGGGTACTCTACCCAAAGCCCAAGACATAAAGTTAATAACCGCAATCTCAGTTTTACTGTATCGAGGCGGAATATTAATAATTAATCGTTTTGTTTCACCGTAGAATACTTTCTCTAACGCTTCGCAAAGTATTTTGTGGTGAGGTGAGCGCAGCCATTGATACCCACGCCTATTTAAAAACATCCATCTACAAAAGTAGTAAAAGTCTGTGGACGCTCTAAGAGATAATGCTGCTCGTTGTTTTTCAGTAAGCTCTAACATTAAACCAAGTCGTTTAGTTCAGCGTTAATCTGTGCGTACTCTTGCAAGCTCATCATGTTTTGTGATGATGGCGCATTGTTCTGTATGTTCACTTGAGTTTCAGGCTGCTTGCCTAGAACTGTTTCTCGACCTTTAGCAATCGCTTCTTGAGCAATCTTATGCTCTACGATGGATGTACCTTCGTTTATCTTTGATTCCATCATTCGCAAGTTATTGATAGTTGCGTTGGTGAAGAATTGAATATGCTTTGTACGTTCTTCGACTATCTCATTGACAGCGTGAACAGAGCGTTCATCTAGCTGGCTAAGTTCTTGTTTTGCTTCAACAAGTTTGTTCACCAGTTGTTCATGCTCTTTATCTAAGCCTTTAGTGTGCTTATTGATAGCACCTACGCTTAATTTGTATTTGTACGCAAGGTCACGTTGAGTAAAATTACCCGTTTTCCAATCGGCTACGATTGAAGCTATTGTGTCTTGAGTGAGAATCTTTGAGGATGCCATGTTAGGCGTTTTGTATAGGCGTGACTTCGCCCACCGTTAAGTTATCATATCCACAGGATATGTCAATAGTTTGATTAAAATATTTATCCATGATTTCTACGCCATAAAGTAATTTTATTTGGTGTAGTGCGTAACGTTACAGCTAACAGCAATCCAGTTGCAACACCTAGCAAGTAAGCTGGTGAATAGCACAATATGTAATCTTTAAGTGTTACTAGCATTTTTTTCCTTTAATGCCAACTCGTATGACTCCCACAATCTCTCAAAGCGATAGTGATATAGTTCTGCAACGCCTTCAAGTGTTGCTGTAAAGTCTGAACCATTATTTACCTGTTTGGCTAATAGTTTGAGGTCGTCAACTACATTCCAGCATTTTAAAATCTCTTGCTCCATATCATACCAATGATAGGTTTTCTCATTGCACATGATTCTTTTCCTTTAATGCTTGTTCAATAGCACGACCAAACACAATCAAATCATCTCTGCCCCAACAAGTAAAGTCATTGTGTTCAAGCGCATCTATCTCATCATCCGTTAATCCTTGCCATTGATGAGGGTGGGTGTAGAGTTTATCTCCATCTTTAGGCATATTACTTGATGGAAAAATTGAACCCATAACTGCTCCTTCATGCCATGATACTACTCCCACAGGTTCTTGCGCTTGCTTATCAGCCCATTGTGCTATTTCTTTACCTCTTTCAAAAAACTCTTTGCCTTCTAGTTGTTCACGATTAAAATAAACTTCCTCGCCATCAATGTTTAATGTGCAAGTAGAACCATCAGGTGCGTAGGAAACTAATCTTGGTTCTGCTGGTTGTTCTAGTGCTTCTTCGCACGCATTGATTGCACCTTTCACCCAAGCAGTTTCATATACTCTGTCGTTGTTTAAACAATTTAAAACCTTTAAGGCTTTGTGTATTGCTTCAGTTTGTTTGTTCATTACCATTCCGTCTTGTTAGGTTCTTCGCAATCATACGGGTCTATTGTGGCTTTCCACATATCCCACATAGTCCATGAGTCACCAAGATGGTTAAAGCTATGCTTGGCGATGCCGTAGTTATCTCTTACTGAAGCCCAAACTTTAGAGTCCATTGGTAAATACATTGCGCCAATATCAATCAATGGTAAATTGCGTAAGTGGTGTTCTTTAGGCAGCGTTTTAAGATTAACGTCTATCTGTTTCATTAAACTACTCCAGCTACTGTTAGCTTTCGCCACATATAATCGTGTGCAAATGAAAGCGCAGTTTCGTATTGATAATGATATTTCCAGTTATTAGGCAGCAGACCAATAGAGATTTGTATTGCGTCTACCATAAATCCCTTGCCTGATTGCGTTAAGCTGGTCATGGCTGCATCTACGATTTGAACTGTGTAGTTGTCGCAGTCATCGCCAATGTCATCCCAGCAATTTACGCCACCGCTAGAGATACCCATAGATTTTTGCGGATAACCTAAACGTGAACCATCATGGCGCATCCATATAGCCCATAGTTCAAGACATTCTTTAAGTCTGATTACATCAATTACCATATAAATATCTAGCAGCTTCTCTAATCGCTTCGGCTAATGTGGTTTCTCTTGTGTTTTTTGGCAACTTTTCAAGTTGTTCTCTTGTAAAAATTGCTACTCCATCATTACGCCATCCATCTTTTTTAATTTTAAACGGGTCGGGATTTGTTGTTACCATTTTTGCTAATGAAGAACGAATACTAGACATTAGCGTGAAATCCAAAAGCTATTACCAAAATTAACCACCTTATTTCGCATGAGGGTTTAGAAATAGACATGACAATTGTTGGGAGTATATATATCGAACGTAAATCTGCTCCCAATACAAAAAACATGGCTTACTCCTAAATGATTATGTAACTATACCTCATTTTTTGCAATGCTCGTACAAATCTTTTAACCAAAACCAAACAATGACAAAAGGCAGCCATACAGGAAAAGTGATAATTACTAGCCATATTTTATGCTTGAGTTTCATTCAGCTCTTTTATCTTTTGTTTGTAGAGTGCTTTAATGTCTTTTATGTCATCAATGGTTAGCTTTGCTGGCTCATGTGGTCCTTCAAGCCAAGTAACAAGTTGCAGCCCTATTTTGTTAATTAGGTTTTGTCGGTACTTGATGATATTTCCTGACAAATAGTTATTACACGCAGAGCATTGTTTATGGACGTTAAGTTCATTGAAGCGGAGTTCGGGATTTGCGCCAACAGTTCGATAATGTCCTGCGTGGTATTGTCCTTCATGGAAACGTCCACAGCTAATGCAAGATTCTTTTTCATCTCTAAGTCTAATGTATTGGTTAAATATGGCTTGCGCTTCTTTAAGCCAGTCTGCTCTTGACTTGAGTTTTAGTTTAGCCTCACGATGCTCTTTGCGTTCTTTGACTTCTCTAGTTTTCTTTGCAGTGGCTATAGCGCAATCAAATCCACAAACCGATTGTAATGGTCTAATAGGAGTAAATTTTTCTCGGCATATTTTACAAGTTTTGTCTTTAGGTTGTTTAATAGTCATTCAACTTAATTCCGTTTTGAGTCGCCCAGGCAATACTATACTCTATTAAACTTGAACCTCGAACTCTAGTCATTAAAGCTGTGGACTCTCTTAAATTGATGAATTCCCCTTCCAGCCCTGCCACAATCTCGCTGCCTTCTTTGGTTGCTACAGCGTGACCTGATACTAGCAGCACTTTCCATTGTTCGGCTGTGCGCTGCTTACCCATCCATTCAATACCACTTTTGGAAATGTCACCACAGATAGCGTGAAACTTTGCGTTTTGTTCGCCAGTACGAGTCAACTCATCAATAACAACTTTTTTTGGCTTTACATCATTAATTTCTAATGAACGAATGTAGTCACAGGCATAATCAACAACGCTTTTATTTCTAAGAATAAATATTTTTTTCATATAAATAATAAAGATTGAGTTTGAACATTTATACCTGAATCATAATTTTTTGATTGACCTTTAGGATATGGCTCTATTTTGTAATTTAATTTAGATTTAAATATTTTTTTGTCTGTTTTTGAACCATGAAATATTACATATCTATGTTTTGCGCTTCTATCAACACGCAATGATGAGTCGCCAAAACTATGTCTACTATGCTTTCCATTTGCACCAGCCATATCCGTTCTTGCTTTTGTAGTTCCTGTAAATAAAAAATTACACGCTTGATATACATAACCAACATGACCTTGAGCTGTGTCTGCATAAGATACAATAATTCTAGGTTTTGGTAATAATTTAATTGAATTAGCCACAAG